CCTGTCCTCATCACTCGATGCCCAAATGTGTACAACATTCTCTATCTGTGTCGAGTCAATCCAACCTCCCAACCAGCCAGGAGGCACCAGTTGAACTACCTTGCTGTCCTTATTCTGATTCTGGAAGTTGATTCCAAACATCGAGCTAGAGAGTAATCTCCTAGTCCTAGCTCTACTAAGGTCATAAGCCTTAGGTATCATTATTAACTCTCGATTGTTCGCCTTGTGATCACTACTTTGATTGCCTTTGCTGATGGCAGGTTTAGCTCGATGCCTTCCCTCTTGAACGCTCCCTCTAAGATCGCTAGTACATATACTGCCGTCCTTCCTCTGACCATTAACTCCACATCCTCGGAGTTGTTCATACCTAGAGGCATTAAGATAACTTCTGAGGTATCCAATAACTTTGGTGGTTTTCTGATAGTCATATTTTAATTTGGCTAACTGTTCTTCAGGGTTTGCTACTTCTATCTTTTCAGGAGTATAATCCTTAACTAAATTTCGAGCAGCTAAACCTCTAGCATGTCCTCCCTTTAGTATTCTTCTGTCTTCATGAACCCTACCTTTATCTGGCTGCATTATATGCAACCAATCTTCCTTCCTAGCTACAAACTTGCCTGTTAGCTCACTAATATCAAACTCAACTCCATACTCATCATGAAGAAATGTAGTTACCTGTTGGCCACTACCTAAATTCTTGATACCATACTCCTCTAAAGCTATTCTCTTTAACTCTCCACTCTTAGACTGTAACTCTTCAATTCGAGTCTCAATGTCCTCGATGTCCAACCACTCACCTCCTAGCAAGATCATTTCATGTAGAGGCTCTGCCATACCTAGTTCTAACTCCTGATAGGCTTCCCAGTGTGGAGGTTGCTGCAGTCTTTCCCAAATGAGCCTAAACACATTACAGGTTTGCCTGACATCATGCTTGCAGTAATCGGCCAACAATTCCTTAGGTGCTCTATACATAGCTTTACTCTTATTATGTCGGTTAAGCCATGCCCATAACTTCCTCTCTGGCTCATGCCAGTCCTGCAGATATCGCCAATTAACTGCCTTTAAGGAGTAACTTGGAGCAGTAGGCATAACGGTTTTAAACCCTAGATACATGTCATGTCTACCCTTAGGTTCAACATAATATCCTTCTCGCCAGAGTACTATATCATCAAAGTTAATCCCATTGTAACTAACCTTTAGCATATCACTTGCTAGCCTCTCTCGAAACTCCTCTTGTTCCTCCTCAGTTTCAACTAATCGAGGCTCGCCATTAATCCCTACCTGAAAAGCTATCATATGTAGCTCACAGTAAGCAGCAGAGACAGCACCTTTAAGTAGGCTACTAACTCCTACTGGTAGAGGTTCAGGAGGACCAGTCTCAATGTCATAGAAGATAATACCATCTTCTGATATATCTTCGACCTTTAAGATGTTTTCCATATCCAGATAAAAAGGGCAACAATTAACGCTCCCATTGTTAGGGCAAATCCAATATTCATATCTTTCCATCCTGTGAGTTAGCTTTCCAGTCCCGAACACTAACTACCTTCCAAGTCTTAGCAGCTACCTCTATTATGTCCAGTCCCTCGATTGCTGCTAACTCTCCAATGCAAATTAGGAAGCAATTGAGAGTATGTGCCAGATCTGTAGGAACCTCGGGAACTATATTAAACCTCGATAACCAAAAGCAGGCATTAGCCATATACTTCCAAGTTATTCCCTGAGGTTCTATTACCAAAGGCCAGGGTATAACTATCTTTTCATTGTACGCATAATTAGCTGCATAAATGCACATATCGCCGATAGCATCCATATATTCTCCTATGAAATAGCTAGGGTTATCATACCCTCGAATGCCTTGCTCCCGCTTGAGCAGGCAATGAGCTAACTCGCCTAACTCCTCGACTAGTCCCAAGTAGGGATTCTGCTTCTCGCCAAAATTCCTATGCGACCATTCACCTACTGCTTTTGTTAGTTCTTCAAATCTCATGGTTTTGATAAACTTAATATGATAGGGCAAACCTGTATATTCGTACCATTCACTCACTTTTACACAAAGGGATAAGTTTGATGTTCTGCTTTAGCTATTGCACCTCTCCTAACTAGTGCCCGCTCTACCTGCAAACCCTGTATCTGAACAGCTATTGTCATCTCGTAAACTTCCTCATCATGTCCTAACCCTTTCATCTGATAGAATTCATTAGCAATGCCTATCGACCCTCGAATGATGATGGCTAACTGTTGGGTAGTAAACACATAGGTATCATCAGGATTTAGGTTGCTCATAGTCTTTCAGTAACGATTGTAACGAGGTTAACAAAGTCTTCTCAGGCTCACTTAAGGGCATCACCTTTTCCATTTCTTCTAACGTCCTAATAAGCTCTTTAATTGAAGCTAGAAGCTGCTCAAAGTTTTCTATAAACATAACTAATTACTCTTACATGATAGACTCTCCTCATATTTAATCTTTGCTGTCTCTATTGAATTAGCATCTGGCATAGTTGAGCCATCAGTTAACCAAATAAGAATCTGTGTAGGCTTTGTAATAATAAGCCTGCACTTACCATCTTCAGATCTAATCGAACTATTACTCTCTTTAATCCAATTCATTCTAGTGCTTCCTTGTTTTCGTGTCATTCATTAAACGTATCAAAAAGTTAATTCAATATTCATCCCATTTACCGATTTCCCGATCTAATCTCTCTATTCTCTCCTCTAGCTCTAAACCACCGTTCGCATACCATTCCGCCTCGCTAACCTCTTTTCCGTCAATCATATAGCGGGTCTGGCGAGTAATTTTAGGGGTAAATAGATTAGCTATCCATTGAAGTATTTTCTTCATGGCAATTAGTATCCTCCCTCTTCCTCACTCATTTTAGAACGTCCTAATTTCGGAATCAAACCAGCAACAGGATGTTCTTCAACACTATCCTCCTCGATAGCCTTAACTAATTTATCTATAAACTCCTCCTCGGTTAATCCCTTCTCAATATACCTTTCCGCTACAGGTTTCTTCATCTGGTTACATAGCAAAACCCTACCTGTCTCAGGATCATATTCAAAGTGTGTCATAAAGCTGATTAATCTTCTCTAACTTTTCTCGTATTGCATCCTCGATCAACAATCGTAGACCTATTACCTCCTCTGTGTCCTGTTCTCCCGCCAACTGAACCAGTACCTGCTTTAGCTGCCAGATTTCCATGACATCTAGGAGTTTACTGATGAGAAATATTTTAGCCATTTGAGCGAAGTATCCTGCTTACGTTTCATTTTGTCAAAGATTAAAATGGCTAGGGCAGGAATCGAACCTGCGACGCTCTGCTCTTCAGACAGACGCTCTACCTACTGAGCTACCTAGCCATTGTTAAAGTTAAATGTGTCCCTGTCTCAGACTTTTATAAAACCATGCCTTCCCTAACGATAGCCTTTCACTCTGAGGATACCCATAGGAGGCAGTACAATAAAATCTGCCTTCTATCCATCTCTGCTCCTTAGCTATCCATTCTCCTCGAATCCCTTTGATACCAGGATATTTCTGGTCACCAGTAGCCTTGGGTTTATCAGGAGATTTCCTCATAGCCTTCTCGTATAATTGCTTGTCTGTAGTTATCGAGGTTATGGTCTTAGACCTAATTCTCTTCTCTGGTTTCTTTTCTGGTAAGCTCATAAGAAATCACTATAATCGAATGGTGGTAACTCATCGTTCGTCTTGAACCTTAATTCTATACCTACTTTCATAGCTGCATTGCCTATCACTCTAGCTATGTCTCCCTCTAAAACCGAATCATACAAAGCTGCTTCTGGTGAGTAGGTTACCCATGCTCGCTCTGTCAGACCCTGCCATAGGATTTTAACCTTCCAGCTAGTACCTGATCTTTTCTTCAGTTCAGAGCTACCTGTCAGGCACTCACAGGCTAACTTTCCCAGTCCGATCAGTCTTATATCCCCAAACTGCTCTTTAGCTACTGTCACTCTCCCTTGTAGCAGCTTCAGATGAGGTACTAAAAACGTCTGCCTTTCTACTTTCTTGGTTGGTAGCTGCTTCTTATTTCCTTCGAAGCAGTATCCAAACATCCACTTATCTTTAGGGATAGATAGTCTGTTAATGATATTAAGCAGTAGTTGTCCTCCCTGGTGATAGAGCCTCTGTCTGTTCTTAATCTCCTCCCATTGCATCGAATCTAGGATGATGTAGATTCCTCCGGCCATTTACCCTCCTCGCAGCGTCTGCTAACGTAAATCAGGTATTGTAATAACTCCTGCATCTCGCCTAACCATTTGGTATCTTCCTTGTTTCGAGCATGTTTCCTTCTTGTTTTCCAAAGACTTCTATCATAATACTCTGCCATTCCCTTAACCAACATTTTCATCTCCCCCTCTGCTAATGGTACGATAATCGGTCTATCCTTAACATATGTCGTTAAATAGTCCTCAAATTTAATCTTAACAGGTTCCTGTTCCATAACTAAAAAAGGTAAAGGTAAGATAGAGGCTAGCTAACGATGCAGACAGCTAACCCCTATCTCTTCAACCTATATTTTCCTCCTTTCTATTATGCCAACCAATTAGTAAGGAATGTTATCCTTGTAAGCTTGAATCAACTCTGTATCTGCCTCCCCATCTTCAATCCTAGTTCTAGGATACTCAGGGTAGCTAGGATCATAGCTGATTTTAACAATAACTCCTCGCTTATCTCTCTCTATCTCATCTAGCACATCGAGGTAAGCTTGTTCAGGGTCCTCTGATTCGTCTAGTTCGTCAGGATCATATCCTAACTTAGCTAGTGCCATCTTGAAGGCTCGCATTCCTCCCTCGTTAGGCTCATCTAGACTTTCTTTTGTACCCATTAACTTATACCAACCAGTAATGACGTTCTTTCCTCCCTCTGCAAACTCAGGATCAACTAGCTCGAATTTAATCCTAACAGACTGTCCTTTGTGATCTGGTTTCTGTATAACAAATTCTGTAATAATAGCTTCATGATTACCCTCAGGTACTCCCTTGGCATTGTTAGTTAAAGGAACAGAACCGAGGGCAGCACCTAAACTACCTTTCTTCTTAGCTACTGGTGTTAACTTCTTTTTTGGTAATAGACGAGGTTTAGGAGTTTCCTGTGATTCCTCCTCTTCTAAATCTTGATCCTCTCCTTCTATGTCAGGTTCTGTTCTATTTTTTGACGCTAATTTGCCTAATTCTCGGTCTGGTTTCGCTATTGTTTGTGGTTGCGATTGCTGTCTTATTAGTTTTTTCTTTAACATATGTTTCTGTATCGGTTTCTAGTTCTGTTAGGTTCTCATCATCTATACCAGTTGATAGCCTAACAAAGTCTTTTTCTGCCTGTTTACCTGCTTCAGGTGTATTCTCAAAAAATCCTACCCATTGCTCCCATCCTTTACCTTCTGGTGCTAAGATATACTTAGTAGGTATATATGCCTTCTTAGGTTTAATTCTGTTCCCTGCGACAATCTCATCCGTACCATCAAAGCTAACATATCTATCTCTATCCTTGTTTCCTCGTCGCATTCGAGAAAAGAACCCATGCATAATGACATCAGACTGAGCAGTTACGAATTCCTGTATACTATCCGACAAAGTAGTAGCTCGTCTAAATCTACCCTTGCCAAACTTATCCTTGTCGTTACTCTCCCTAGAGTGTGTGATAGATGCCAGTCCCACACCTAACCTCGCTAGCCTACCGTAGAAGTGTCTAAAAGGCTCTGTAACAAGCTTTGACCATCCCCTACCGTAGTCTCCCCCCTCGCTAGGATGCTCGACGTGAGCCTTCTCACAGTTGTACTGGGAGCACATTTTAATAGCCTCATCGAGAGTATCAATGATGATTAGATCATACTCGTTAGAACGTTCTAACTCTTCTACTGCCTCCATTGCAGTTACGTAGATCAACCCATCATCATCAACTGTTGGTCCCTCTTTCCTTTCCCTGAGACTTCTATTCCATTTTGTCATTACTATCTTTGGGCATTCAACAAATCCATACCCTGCCTCAAATGCCAGAAGGCAACAGTTAGGACATCCTGCAAATAGAGTAGTTTTTCCCCACTTAGGGGGAGCTATGACTAGATACTTCATCTTTTCAGGTGAAGTACTAATAGTGTGTGCCTGCTTTGGTAACCAACTCATCGTCGTTAATTCTCCTTTCTCTTCTTACTTTCTTCGTCTCTGACATCCTGATACAGCCTTTCTGCCAATTGCTTGGATACTCCTTGTGTCTCGGAAAATTTAGTTACTGACATGCCATAGACTATTGCTAATCTTGCTGCTTTGAGTAGTTGCTTCGCCTTATTTTGGATTCGTCTTACCATAGTTAAACCTCCTCGCAAAAAATGGTTCAGCACCTACTATCCTCTCATGTGCCCTCCTGATAGCCTCCCTAAGCTCTGCCTGTCCACTACCATGCTTCTTTCTTTGCCTCTTCTTTGGCTTACTAGTATCTAGGTTATTCTTCTTCATATCCTTCTAGAGTCTCAATCATTGCCTCGATAAAAACTGTAGCTACCTCTTCCTCATGCAAACCATTAGGAAATAATAACAAACCTTCTCCTGTAGCCATCTCCTCAGATGTAACGCTCAAAATGAAAACATATCCTATCCTAAGATAATGAGGCGCAGGTGAAGTATGTTTACCTATTACTACACACTTACCCATTGCGTCTCTTCTTTCTAACTCCTCCATTGCTTTCAAAACACAACCCCATCTCCTGACTTTCTCTAGCCAAAAACGTAGCTCTAACAAACTAGTGACATGCAAGGTTGTCATTGATCTTACACTTTGGAATTCTGGCATTCGCATTTGTTCGCCTTTTTTAATAGATATAACTTACGATGTAGGTATTCTAAACCTTCCTCTAATATCTCAATAGAACGTTCTAAGTTTAGAATTTCTACCTCTGCCTCACTCTTGTACTCCATTCGCCTCCTGCTGCTCCTGCTCTAACTCAGGATGCTTCGTCTCTCTAACAAAGTATTCACCTAACTGCAGCTTCCCATTCCGACACAGAGGCAGGTACTCGCAAATAGAATTATACATATGACACTGGCTAGTATTCATGGCTAAACTATCAGCTACTACATTCCTAGTGTCTAATTTCTGTGATAAGTGCAGGTACTCCTGCATCCTAGCAAAAGGTGTTAAATTTGGAATGAGCATTTCTACTTCAAACCATTCTAGCTGTCCTGTACCTAAAGGCATTCTCTGTCTATAGAAGTACTTTTCCCTCTTAGCCTGCAGATCAAATTTAACTCTATTCAAATACTCCTCTCTCGATTCCTTCCTGCCTGAAACTCTATCAGCTATCCTAGGACGTAGCTGACACTTCACTAATCCATTAACTATAGTCCCACTAGGTTTCCTACCTGTAACTTTCCAGTATAGCCAGCAGTAGTAAAGAAACTGAAAACGAAAGGACCAGGCATCGAGGACAGTTGCATCTAATCTGCCTGCAGTTTTCCAGTCCCAAATAAATACTCCATCTCTGATGCTAGGACGTGCTACCATGTCGATTTTACCTGTTAGCTTAAATCCTCGATACTCTATCTCGTATAACTGTTCATTAGCTATTACATGCAAACCTGCATCCTTTAGCCTATAGTGCCATCTATAAGCTTTGAAGGCTAGCCAAGCTTTCTGTATAGCTAACTCTACCTCCTCTCTCTTCTCGACATCCATAATGTAATCAGATAGATCTACTTCAGGCATCTCGCTAGGCTCATCTCCCTCTGTAGTTCCTTGCTTCCCTTTACTATAGAGCCAGTTTAACCAGAAATGTACTAGTGTTCCATAAAGCAAGTTACTGTCGATATAGCCTCGCCTCTGTATCTTCAATACATACCTATAGAACCATTTCCGAGGACAGGTTGCCCTTAGCATTATCTCTGACTGAGTTAGTCCCTGTTGTAGGCTATCCTTTAACTGCAGGCAAGTATCGCTATCAAACCTGAACAGTAGACTGGATTTTTTCTTCCGTAAGGTATTCATCCACTATCTTCCTAGTTGCTTCGATCACATACTCTTGGATTGTTTTGCTCTCCTCTAACATCCTGTAGACCTTGCCATCAGGAAAGTCTAGCGTCTCGTACAGGTAGTAATAACATATGGAATGCTTTGAAGACTTTCGGTTTGTTCTACCCTTAGCCTGCTCGAATGCTCGGAATGAATAACTAGAGGAATAAATAATAGCATATCGAGTATGAGAAAAATCGTTGAGGCTAGCACCACTACCAACAGTTGCATAGCAAACCCTCGCTTTGCCAGTACTCCATTTGTTAACATCAAATGCCTCGCCAGAGTACAATAGTGTAGTCGGAAATTTAGATAGTTTAAGTGTCTCCTTAATGGATTGCCTAAATCCAAACCATACGAGAACCCTCTCTCCCGCATCAAGCAACTCGGAAATATGCTGTATAAGTCTATGTAGCTTGTTAGACTTAATAGATATGTAATTTCCTCCTGAATCACGAAGGAAACCATCAGATATCTGTTGCAACTTGATAAGCAGGCTTGCGCCATTCTTGATTTCAAGCTGAAAGCGTTCTTGCTCATTGTTAGTATTTCGGATTTCAAGGTAGTACTCTTTTATTAGTTGCTTTCTTAGTTGGGTTTGTTCCGGTGTTGCATCTAGTCTAACTGGTATGTCTCGAATCTCTCTAACCTCCTTAGGAAAATAAACATGTATATGTTGCTTGAGCCTTTCCTGTATAGTCTCAACTGCGCCTCTCTTTGGTGTTCTTTCGATAAAACCTGCATAGTTAGTTACCTCAATACAAAACTGTGAGCGAAAATTAGTTAATGATGTCGCTATCTTGTCGCCTAGTCCTACTGCACAAGATTGACCGTACAAGTCCTCGATATTCCTGGCAGTAATCATGCTCCCACTCAAACCTATGATGTAGTAGTCTCTCGAAAGCTGTTGAGCAGCCAAAGAACGATGACTTCGAGGGTTTTTGTACAACCATAGCTCATCGAGTACCACACAATGCACGTCAGAACGCTCTAGGAGGCGATTTAAGACACTTATTGCGTTCTTTCGACTCAGCATACCACAAGACAAGAAAACTGGCTTAATTCGACCCTCAAGACCGACAAGCGCTATTTCATCCATCCATTGCCTGTTGGCTTGTGGACTGCAGACAATCAAAGGAATAACAGGGTCCGAGATGTCGAGCATCCAAGCCAAAGCAACTCGCGTCTTGCCTTCGCCTATTTTCCACCAGACAATAGCTTTATGCCTCTCTTGTAAATGCCCTAAAGCTAATTCCTGCTCATCAGATAGCCAGTTCAGCATCTGAATACTCCTCATCTAATTGAGTTAATAAATCCTCAACTCGGGGAACTATTTCCCTCCGCATACAACTACCTGCCCAAAGCAAAAACACATTTTCTATCTCTGCTCCACTCAAGGGATAGATGGCCAACTTATTCAACTGCTCTTTAGTTATCTGACAAGGAAACTTATCGGGCCATTTGATAGCCCAAATCTTTCTCCTAACTTCCTTATCTGGTCTAGGAATAAGAATGCTGGCTATTAGCCTTCGTTCTAGAGCCTCATCGAGCAAAGGTACTAGATTAGTACTTAAGATAACTAAACCTGGATACATCGAGATGCAGTTAAGGAGACTATTTATTGGCTCAAGCATCCACATCATATCATGCCCTAGTTTGTTCCTCGAAACCAACATGCTATCACACTCATCGAGGAAGATAACTGGCTCATGCTTACCATCCTGCTGCGAAGCAATTAACTCTCCATTAAATATCTGCTTGATGTTTCTGGCTAACTGTCCTGGCACCTGACTTCCGTAATCAGCAATTGATATCTCTCGGATTCCAAGATGTAACCTCTTTGAGAGATAGTAAGCAGTCATGGTCTTACCTGTACCAGGAGGACCATGTAGCAAGATCGCAACTCCCTGCTCCCTGATTTTATCTAATCCCCATTCCTTCCATTTACCTCGATGCTCGAAAGCCTGTACCGCATCAGTTAGTTGATTTTCTAGGTACTCAGGCAGAATAGGACGTTGATAATTCTTCTGTGGTAACTTAATCTGTTTCGCCTTAGGCATTACTTACTCCATTTTGGCTAATAGTGGACTAGAATACGACTAATCTATTAGATAGAGCACACTCTGAATAACTTCTTCAGAATATCCAAGCTCTTTTAAGAATTCCATCATCTCACTATACTCAGAATTTATATTCATTCTGAATTTGTTTCTTTTGTGGCCGGGGTCCTACCCTTCCGCAGAGTAGTCTCTAAATATAATACGATAGTTAACCTATGTCAACAATTATTTTGGCGACAAAAAATGCACCTTTATCAGGTGCATTCTCTGTTAGGATGTTCTAACGACCTAGTTAACTACCAAAGTTACCTTAGTCGAAGCAGTACCAGTTGAAGGATTTGGAGGAATGCTTTCGTCTGTATTAACTTTTATTACTGTCCAGACTCTTCCTGCTCCTCCTTGTATTTTCTTGCCAACTGGATTATCTGTTAGATACGCAGTTAGTGCATCTGATCCTGTCTCAAATATAGTATTAATGTCCATAGTTAATTTCTGTTTGGGTTTGGAAGTTGATTCTCTAATGGTTGTACTTTCCTCATGTTTTCCTCGACGATAGGCAGAGCCAACCATTTACCTGCTGCCATCTCGTACATAATTCCATCTTCTCCTAGAGCATACATTAGGATGATTTCCCGCTCGATAGGTTTCTTATTACCCTCCTGCCTAATCTGCTCCCTAAAATGTACTACCTCAAATTGTGTTACCTTAGTCATTGTTAGATCTTGATAATTTTGTGAAGAACCAGAAACGGTTGCATGTTACTATGTGCCTGCCCACTACCTGTATTGTAAACAGTTATCGCGTCATTGCCTGCATAACTTAGATAAACACCTGTGCCTGCTGCATAGATGCCTATACCTGTGCCACTAGCATCATTCCAGCATCCTGTGCCTACTGCATAGATACCTATACCTGTGCCTGCTGGATCAGTCCACCTTGCTGCTTCACTCTCAGCTATGTAGTGTGGATCTTGTGGAATACCCACGAGAACCCCTTGCGAGACTTGGACTAATAAACTATACCATATGTGTTTATGTCCTGGATCTGATATACTATGTGCATGTCCAGGGTCACGTAAAGTATGATTATGTGTAGGATCATACACACTATGTGCATGTCCAGGGTCATTGACATAATGTGTATGAGCAGGTTGGGTAGCTGTATGAGTATGTGCAGGTAATTGAGCTACAGTTAAGACAGTAGTCTCTGAGCCTCCTTTTGCGGTTAAACCTCTATTTGTCAACCCTGCTCCTGCTCCTGTTCCTATAGTCACTCTACCTTGACAATCCGGTAAGTTAAATGTAGTACTTCCATCACCTGCTCCATACATAGTCCCTATTACAGCATATATACCTGCATAAGCAGTTCTACTAATTGCCTGTCCCTGACATAGCAACCATCCTCCAGGTGCTACCCATCCTGGCCAATCCATCATACAACCAGTTGGAACAAACAAAGGGAAAGCTACATCTGCACTAATAACGTCTGATGTCTCTGTAACCTTAACACTACCAGTAGATGCCCATCTTTTGAAATTTAGAACGCTTCCTACCTTATCTCGATACCATCCTGCTCCTACTGTCGCAGGACCTATATTCTGAGCAGTTACATCTCCTTGAGTTATATTAATGATAGGAGTAATCGATCTATCAATCTTAACAACGATTTCGATGTTCTGGATTACAACTGCGGGATTCGTCTTATCTGGGATGAAATCGGCACTATCATAAGCATTACATACACAATAGAGAACCTCTGCTCCCCCATTTATATTAGCTTTAACTCCCAACTCTCGAAAGTGAAAAGCCACATCGACATTAGCACTACTCAGCACTCCGATTAGAGTTAGTTGTCCTTTCCCATCGTCAGAATAGCTAGTGATGGGAATGTCCATTATTTTGTTTTTTAGGGCAGTCATAGCCTCCATCTCGGCATCACCTGTGACTGTCCCATCTCCTGCCTCCATATGGACAAAGGTTAATTGTCCTCCTGCTAATGCAGCAGACAGGGTATCCCATCCTACATCTGTTAATATACTATGATCAAATGCTGACATAAAATTAAGGTGGCATCACAATCGGATGAGCAGGCTTTAGAGGCATAGGATTAGTACTAACCGGAATTCGAGTAGTTACCATTATCCTTATGTTAATTACTATCCATAACTGCAAGGGAATCTTGCCAGAGGTTATCTCAACTGCCTCCATCCAAGATCTGGCATTTTTAACCGCATTAACCGAATCGGTTAATAGTTTAAGCTGTTCTGTATCGGTTATTTGTTGAGTTACAACTACCTTGAAAAAATAAGGTCTACCTCCATACTGAAACCACTCCGTAACATACCCTTGAGCAAAGACAGTTCTAACCATCTGTTCAACAGCATATTTAGTCCCTTTGTGCTGATGCCAGTCTATAGATTGGTTAATTAGCTCCCGTTTCTTCTCAATAGTTAAATCTCCCTCCCATCCCTGCCAGACATCAACATGCATCTCCCAAGCTAGCACATCGAGCAAAGGAGGCACCTGATCATTAATGAATGGCCAAAAGCAGATGCTAGGTAGCTCATCATAGATTTCTAGCAACTCAGGATCAATCGCACCACAGGCAGCTATAACCTGAGGATCACCTCGAATTGAGCTAGGCACTATGTCAATTGTTTTCTGCATTTAGAACGTCCTAAGTTTTTTACTCATCCTCTAATCCCGCATAAGCTAACAAGTTGACATCTGTCTCGATAGCTAATGTCTTAGCGTCAAGGACAGAAAATAGAAAGGTAGTACTGCCAGGAATATCTGTCCTCTTGGCACCTGCCTCAATTAGCTTTCTGTCACATACTGAAGGGTTGACATCCCTACCTATCTTACTCCTCTGCCATGCTATATAGTCTCGATATGCTGACTGTACCTTTGTCTGGATATCTGCACTAAACTGACTATCTCTTGTCTTAATCCAGTACTGAACAGCAGGAACATAATTAAAGATAATAGGAGACTGTACAAACACCTGATCGGTTAAGGGTCTTATCCTATCGTCATTACAAATAGCATAAACTTGGTTACACTCGTCTACGGTTGGCAATCTACCTCCTGTCATTAGCGGATAGACATAAACCTGTCCTGCTACCTCTGGTGCCGACCAGACGCTAACGTCCATGATGTCTGGATTAGCACTAGCTGCCCAATATTCATAACCTTCTCTAGGTCCTGCCGTCGAAAGACTCTCAGGTGCCATCCAAATTCTGGCTCTGAAATGATCGTCAACCTCCTTATCTGC